AGCTTGTCGGCCAGATAGTCCACCATAACGTCCATTTTGAGCGCCAGCTGGCCATCGGTGCCTAGGTTCTGGCTAAGTTGCATAAACTGCATGATTGAGTTAACCTCTTCCATGTTCTGCGCCATAGCCAACGGTGCCACAGGGGTAACCTTGACTTCTAAACCGTTGACACGCAGTGGCATGTCAATCATTCCGCGCTCATCCATCACCTCAAGGATCTTGGAAGTGATCGGGATCATGGTCTCATTGATTAGTCGGCCAAAGGCAGAACCAAGGTTCTGGGCCAGCTCTTTCATGCGCTCAACAATTTCAGTTGCAGAACGTGCGCTCATGTTGTCAGGCGGCAAAGACTCATCCAACAAGATCTTTTTAATGTTGCCGCGCATGTCACTGATGATCAGCTGGCTGACATTAAAGTCACCGGACCGTGGCAATGCCAACAGGGCTGGGCCTTGTGATCCACCATTGCGAGCCACTGGGATAATGGCACCCGGCACAATCTTTACTGTGTTGGGGTTAAGCACGCCATCATCCGCAGCTGTATATACGCCAGCCACAGCCAAAGATGCGTTCTTTAGCATCAACTCAATGGTCTTGTTCAGCGTCTTAATGTCTGGCAAAGCAGTCATCAATGGGCCACGGCCGTAGATCTCACCAGCCACCTTCATATAGCGCGAAATAACCCAAGGGCTCATCTTGCGGCGGCGGTAAACCAGCTCCTGCTTGGTCACTTTGTCGATCACGTGGTAGCAATAGTCCCCGCGCTTGTGGTCATAGATGGTGGCCTCAAGCAGCTCGATGTCATCTGTTGGCTTTTGTTCAATCCGGCGCTGAATGTCCTGTGGAATTTCAGCATCTGGCCACTGGCGCTGGATGGACTCACCCTTCATTCGCATGCGGCGGTACACGTTATCCACTTGGCCGTTGGCTCCCTCTTCGTAGCTCACCAAGAACAGTGGCACAGGGATAAAGTTAAGGGGCTGGATATCATCCCCGGGCTGAACCATCATGCAGGCGGTGCCCACGGCCAGATCCAACAAGAACTCGCCCATGGCGATGTCAAAATTAGACTGGTTCAGCATGGTAAACATCTTGTCTTGGTAGACCTCAAGCACGGCCTGCGCCTGTTGCTTACGATCTGCCGGGATGTCTGATCCAGCCTCTAGCTTGGCCCACTTACGCTGGGGCGGGAACACTACAGACTGCAGCCGATTGGCAAAGCGCTGGGTTGAATTGATAGCAGTCGAGTCAAAGACACGTTGCATCTTTTTTGATCCAGTAGCTCCACCTTCCCACACGCCATAGAGCTGGCGCTGTGGCAAAGCAAATTCGTAGGCATCTTGGTACAGCTGCTGAAACTCATCCTTCTTTGATTGAGCTGCAGCCTGACGCTTCATGATCTGCTCTGGTGTCAGGCGCATACCGCCGGGTGTGTTCTTGTCGTATTCCATGATCACTTCTTCTTTCTGGCTGCTGCCATGTTGTCGATCAGGTTGGGATAGGGTCTGCCTGCTTTGGCGGCGCGACGCATCGCGTTGCGCTTCTCTTGTGAGGAGAGCTCTTTTGGCTTACCCAAATCTTTAGGCCGTGGCTTGTCCCAAACTTCTTTCATTACGCTGCTCCTGATAAAAGTGGTCTAGCTGACTTGCGAGACACCGCACTAATACGCGCAGACTTGCGCTCACCAATCTCACGTTTAAAACTACCCTCTAACTCTTTGCGTTTTTCATCAAACGCTGTTTGGTCAAAGCTGCCAACGTCAGGTGCCACAGGAATATCTGGAGCTACTGGTGCAGCTTCTGTAAATTTGGGAATAGCTTTTGGCGTGTAGATCTCGTATGGGACCTCTTCCGTCTGACCAAGCAACCAGCCTTGGTAGTTTGTTTTCTTTTGAGTTTTGTAACCAATTGTTGTAGTAATTGGATCGGCTTTAATGCTTTCAACAATTTTGTTGTACTTGTCTAGGTTGCTTTGATAGTTAGCTTTTTGCGATTCATACGTTGGAACAGCAACATCCTTGTACTGTGCAATCTGGGCTTCGTATGGCTGCATCTTTTCGGCCACACCAGCTTGGTACGTCTGAAAAGATTTTTGGTAGTCACCAGTAATACCAGCAATGTTGCTTTTGTACTGCTCTGCCAATCGGCCAATATCAGAAGTGCTACGCCGCGCTATCTTGCGCTGCATGAATTGTGGTAGCGTGGCCATTACTGAATCCTCATCCCGCCGCTGCCAAGGTCAATTGGTATACCCAACTCGGCATCCATACGTTCACCAGAAAGAAGTGATCTTCGGCCACCGCGAGTGCGAGCTTTTAAGGCAGACGCTTCAGCAGCTGCAGCCTTCTTGCGCTCTTCGTCTGCAGCAGCCTGCACCTCCTTGGCTTTGCTTTCCATCTCCAGCTTGTTGGCCGCGTAGTTGGTTTGCGATGCTTGAAACTGCTCACGCGCAGTGTTGGCCTGCTGCTCAAGTGATGCGCCTTGCTTTGCATACTCAGCAGTTTGCCGGGATAACTCAGCACGCATGGCTGCTTGGTCAGATGATTGCTGCAACAAAGCTGTTTGCTGGTCTCTTTCTGCTTGCTCTCGTGATTTACGAGCTTCACTTGCGTTATAAGCAGAACCTAAAAAAATTGCACTTGCGATCCAAATAGGCATGATTAACCTCCAATTAAAACTTCATCAATTTTGCTTATGTCTGTCTCATCAGTTGCATGAATACAGAACCAAGCGCTATCTTCGTGAGCAGTTATCTTGTGATGCTTCCCTGCCAAGATATTTATGCACGTTGGTGCCGTGTATTCTGTTTCAACCCCTTGGATCTCGACAGTTACACGGCCCTTGGCCAATATGCTTAAATGGTCATAGGTGTGAGCATGACTCACTGCAAAGTGGTCAGCAGGCAACATCATCTGTTTGGCATACAAACCAGAAGAGAAGTGGTGGATCACACCCAGATCAATTTCAATCATATGCAAAGGATTCTATTGGGTTTTGTACTAAACGCAACTCTGTATATCACTCCGATATGCTCACGCAAATACGTCAAATTCCGTATTGGCGTTTGACTGACCCATTGGCCTGCCGCCAAGCTGGTGGGTCCGGGTCATCCGGTTGTACTCACCACCACCCAGCATCAGGTATCCAAAGCTATCACCAATGTGCGAGTGCTCGTTCTTGTTTGGCGCGTCCCGGAACCGCTCCTGCCCGGCACCAACCGCTATACGCTTGAAGTGGTAGCCCCCGGCCAGAGACTTTCTCAGCAGCTTGCACTCCCGGTTGACAATAAGCCCGGGCTTTCCGTTGATCAGCCGCTGCATGGGCGCTGCCGATGCTTCCCGGCGCACCTTAAAGTCATTACTGGCCGTGGGCTGGGCTCTCAGCCCCAGTGTTTTTAGGTAATCAAAGGCGGTCACCTCGTAGATGGCATCTCTGGCCATACCAGCCGGGTCACCCCAGATCATTACTTGGTGGTTGGGGTAGCGCTGGTTGAGCTCGGCCAGCAGTTGGGTGCCAAAGCGCTCCAGCCCCATGTCAAAGGTGACGATTTCCTGATGTATCACCCACCTTCCGTTGGGCAAACGCTGGCCAATCGTGGCCGCAGGGGTCAATCCAAAGTCCAGCCCCACCTGAATTGGCGTGTTGGGGTCAATATCGGTGTCGCCAGACATGGTTGAGTCCTCATATTCTGGCCAAACTGGCCTGCCCTCCTGCACGTAGGTGTACTCACCCCCGGCGTAGCAGCGGATCCAGTCCAAATTTTTGCCCATCAGCATTTGCTGGTAGTAGCCGCCCGGCAGGTTGTGGATATTTTCAGCCTTGGGGTTGACTTTCCACCACTTACCAGACGCAAGGACATGATCGTTGGCCTCTGGCATGTCTGGCAGGTCCTCGACATCCACCGGGACCACGCCGCCGGGCTGCTTAAAGAACTTCCAAGCGTATGGCCCGGTCATCTTTTCCTTTTCAGCCATCCGGTGCCACCAGTGGTCATCATCCATCGGGTTGGTATCCATCCAGATACCGTGCCACGTAGCCCCACCGTCCCGCTTGGTAGGGTAGCGGCCAACCCGGTGGGTCAATCCATCAATCACAGCCTTGGGCAGCTCACGCGCCTCGTTAACCCAAGCCCCTGTGAGCTCAAGGGACAGCAGCTTGCGAACGTCCTTGGGCTGATCAAGAGCCAAAAAGATCACTTCGCAGTCTATGCCGGCCGCATCACCCCGGGCAGGCAGCCGGATGTGGTGAGTAATGGGCGGTGTCCACAGCATGGGCCCAAAGGTAGCCTCTGGGAACAGGTCCAGCCATGTCTTGATGGTGGTTGTCTTCAGCATGGGGTAGCTGTTTCGCACAATAGCCCAGCGTGTGTACCTGATGTTGTCGATAGCCGATGGCTTCTGCTGCACGGCCTTGATAAAGATCTTGGCCGCACACCCATAGCTCTTGCCGGACCCCACCGGGCCCATGATGCCCTGCACAAAGTTCTTTGACTGGATGAAGTCATAGATGACAGGCGAGTCGCTGAAGTCGAGGTTTAACCCGGCAACAGGCACGCTCTTGTCTGACTGCTCTTTGGTTCTAGACATATCAATCCCTCGGTTCTGGTGGCCGTGGCGGCACCACATTGATGTCAATCACACTCGGTTTATCGTTGTCATCGGGGCTGTCTAGCAGTCCACTGGCTTTGGCCAGCAGCCGCAACACCCCAACCTTGTCGTACAGCTCAATATCCAGCGTGGAGAAGGCGTTACCGTCTGCGTCCTTGCGGGTGTTGACCTTGATCGACTTGATCGCATGCAGCGCGTGCTCTGGTATATCGTGGCTGGCCTTGACCTTCACGTTGCCTTGGTCATCCCAAGTCATGATGTCGGTCAGCTTAGTGTTGGCCATAGAAAGCAGCGCGTAAGCCACCGCCTCCTTGTTGGCCACCAGTGTCGTGCTGCGGTCCA